GAAACTATGAATAATTACTATAAATACGAAATTGTTTCAAAACAACCTATTGCTTATGTTCATTCAAACAATGGTAAAGTTTGTAAAGTTAAAATAATTGGTTGTGATTTCGATAAGCGAGTAACATTGCAATTTGAAGATGGTAATACTGAAGAATATAAATGGGGGTATGTTTACAAAACATATGAGGGTGCCAAAGCACATGTAGATTTTGATTACAAAGATTGTAATTGGGAAGATTACAGTAAACTTCCTCAGTGTATCAATCCTTGGAAAATGTTGCTGTCAAACAAGACTTATTCTCTTTACAAGAAGTCTAGAATTAAAGATAACAAGGAAACGGGTTACTATATTTACAACACTACACGTAAAGAATATAAAACCATAAAAGAAGCTTTGAAAGTTTTTGGCAGTTTAGATGAGTATGAAAGTGCTTTACTCGGTAGTAATAAACACGGACACTTGTTTGAAATTGAAGATAATTGTTTGGTTGAATATGAAATTCGCAAAGGGAGATTCCCAATCAAATCACGTCATATTGGTAAACGTTCAACCTATAAACAATGGAGAAAATAAATGTTAACTTTAATTTTAGCAATAGCAGATGCTTTTAGTAATGAAAATTTTGAATTACTATATTTCGTACTATTATATGGATTGGTACTTAATTGATGAAGTTATCCTACCTTTAGTTAAAAAGAAATATTTAGATAAGGAATAATTATGACAACTTACAAAATTATGATGGATTGGTGTGCTGAACCAATCTGGGATTGTGACAGAGGTGTAAATCTAGATACACGATATCTCCCATTTTATGTGGATAATGAAACTTTAGAAAAACTTACAAAGTTTGAAACAACATGGGTTGATTATATGAATAATGGTGGGGATGTTTGTTGTTTAGATGAACAAACTATGGATTGCGCAATATGGCTTACACATCATAATCCTCAGTATAAATTTATTTGGTTTTCAGAAGAAAACAATTGTTGTTTTGATGTAGAAGGAAATAAATTATGAGTTTTAAAAATCTAATTTTATGTGCAGCAAATAAGTATGTTGTGATAAAACCTAGTGGTGAGGTTGAAACCATTGTTATTCCAGACAGTGGGCATTTCTGTAACAATATGCAAAGTATTACACGACTCTTGAGAGAACTTGGTTGTAATCTAAGTGCTGATTCTAATGAAGAAGATCGTGGACAAGGATTTATCAATCAAAATGGTGAGTACTTAAATCGTTCAGAAGCATACAAAATTGCAAAAAGTTCTGGACAACCGTTTAATGATGAGTATACTTTACCTAACAACAAACTTGATTCAAGTTGTATTAGACATTTTGATGACAGTAAACGTTTGAAAGATTACATGGAGGGATAAATTATGAAAGACAACATCATACTCCTTTTCCAAGAGTTTAAAGATTGGATGAAAAGTAAATCTCGTAAAATACAAATTATTATACTAAGTTGTATTTTGTTAATAATTTTATCTTTAGGTATGTGGCTTAAAATGGTTGTAACCAAAACACCAGAAGCTTTACGTTGTACATGGAATGGATACTTGACATATTCATTAGATAGTGATAAATTCAGATTCAATTGGTTACAAGATGATTACAATAAACAATGTCAACGTTTGCGCGCTGATGGTAGTTGGGTTCCTATGGAAAAGGTTAGTGACGTTGGTGTAAGTGGTGATATAGAGGAGGTTGAATGATGATTACATGTAAAGAAGATCTGAATGGCACATGGGTTAAAGGTACACCAGAGTTAGTAATGTTATATAAAACTGCTTGTGATAGGTTTTGTGTAGATTACAAAATCAATGATTTCAACCATGTATCAGATTCTTTTGGTATTGTACGGGGCATTGATAACGGAGTGTGGCATAATCTTTCAGACGCTAGTAAAATCCGTTCTAAAGAGTTGACACTAAAAGATTTTGAGTCATTACACCAACAAGAAGTTTTTACCTTTGAAGAAAAAGTGTACAAGTCCTTGACGGAATTAATATCTGACATTGAAAAATACCCTAACAGTATTTATTACGCAGCTGCTATGCAAAATAATGAATTAGTAGATGAATATATTGTTGACGATGAATGTTTACCAACACTAAGAGATTATGTAGAAGACAGAAGTAAACTTTATCGCAAAGTGATAAAAGTTATTGATTGGAAGAAAGATGTAAAGGCTTTCTTAAAAGAAAAGGTTAGTGACTTAGAGATTGACAATGCAAAAGTTAAAGATTTCAATAATGATTATCTGGTTGATTGTTATCCAGAGAAGTTTTTAGAAATGTGTAGAGTGGCACTTCGTGCAACAGGAGAATTGAAATGAGCAATATGTATAATAGTGATACATTCAAAGATAAAGTTAGTGAAGTCTCTAGGATGTATAAAGATTTAATACCTTCTATGAAGTCTTACGGTGACTATTTTATTAAGAACATAGTTAAACCTTTACAGGAAATCAACAGTTACTATAATAAAGATCTTACAATAAATGATGTTAAGCTTTGTAGTAGACTACTTAACTCTCGTAATTTTTCTTATTATGGATTCGAAGATTTAGAAGATATGATTTTGCTTGTATATGTGGATTGTTATGAATACACTGACAATCACTCAATACCAATCTTGTCCACAAAAGAGTTGAAAGACCTTGAGTTAGGTGTTAATGAATATTGTACGAAAATTATTGGTGATAAATATAAAGCAAAACAACTTAAGCAAGAAGAAACAGAACGTTCTGAAAAGAAATTGTTGAAAGAGTTAATGGGTAAGTACAAAGATTATATTTAAACGCATTCTACAGCACGTAGTGAGGTTTTAACACTATTAGGTAAGCAAGGGTATTAGTTTAATAATAAACGTGCTTAGAATGCTTTGTAGAGAAGATTTAATTATTTAAAATTTATTGTTGGCACGGTGTAATTCGTGAAGTAATATTAGTGTTGTTAAATAACACATTTAAGGAGAAAATTATGGAATCAAAAGAGATTTATAATCAAACACAACAGTTAGCAAGACTTATAATGAAACAGCGCGGTTTTTACTCAGATTTTCCTATTACACATAGGTCAGTAGGTCGTACTAGTGATTGGTGGAAAGATGCTTGTGAGATTCAAGAATTTTTATTCAACCATGAAATGTCAGATGTCATAGATGAATATGAAGAACAATTCGAAACTACTTATATAAAACTTACTGATAAAGAAGCATTAACTATTTTAGCAAAAGATGGTAGTGTTTGGGTGAATACACCATCATCCGGTAATGAGGATGGTTTTAAAGAAATTGCCAATTTAAATATTTTCTTAGAAAAATGCTATCAGTATTGCACAGTTTATAAACAAATTAAATCTTAGAAATAACTATTTAAACAGTCCCTACTTTCGAGTGGGGATTTTATTTCTATGAAAACTTATTTACATTGATAGAGATCAATTTAGTTTGGTAAGTGTCATGGGATAATAGGTATACACATTAAAACAAAACAAAGGAGATACTATTGAAAGTATTAAAACGTGATGGTGTTGAACAAGATTTTGACACAAAGAAGATTTTTAATGCAATTAATGCTGCAGCTAAAACAATTTATGATGAATACACAGCCCACAACATTGCTGATCAAATTTCAACAAAAGTTATCTTTAAGTTGACAAGTAAAGATGAGGATTTAACCGTTGAAGGTATTCAAGATACTATTGAACATATGTTGATGGTAAGTAAGTATAAGGATGTGGCTAAGAAGTATGTAGAATATCGTCATGATCGTGATGAATCCAGAAAACGTAAAAATGAATATATCAAAATTGGCTTAGATATCACATCAGGAGAGGATACAGAATCTCAACGAGAGAATTCAAACGTACCACGAGGTACTGTAACTACACAACTTGAGATGATTAAACGTAATTATTCTCGACAATTTGTACGTGATTATATTTTACCAGATAAATTCAAAAAAGCTCACGATTCAGGTGATATTCATATCCATGATTTACATGACGCAATTACAAAAATCCCTAACTGTATCTTAATGGATTATCCATTTATGTTTAAGAATGGTTTTCAATTAGGGAATAAATTTATTGAGGAACCTACATCAATTCTTACAGCAATGAATGTTCTTGTACAAATGGTTCAAGTCCAAGCAGTACTTGAATTCGGTGGGATCACATTACCTGATATCGATGTACACTTAGGTAAATATGTTATTGGTAGTTATAAAAAATACTTAATTGATGCATTTTGTGACTTAACAGAAGAAGATGAATCTTGTGCCGAAAATAACCTATCTCACTGTGAAGGCGATATACATCCAGAAAATCCTTGGGTAATTAAGCACTTTAAACGTGAAAATGAGATTGCAATCAAGAAAACTGAACGAGAAGTATATAAAGCTTGTAAATTATTAAGTTACCAAATAAACACTTTACAGGTTCGTGGAGAAAGTTCACCATTTACAACAATCGGGTATGGTAATGCTACAACATGGGAAGGACGATTACTGCAGCGCATGATCTTACAAGAACGTCTAGATGAGTTTGATAAATCAGGCACACAAGAATTCCCAAAACATATGATGGTTGTTCGTAAAGGGATTAATTTATTACAGGAAGACCATAATTATGATTTATTCAAACTTGCAAATAAAGTAAGTGCTAAAACGTGCTATCCAGACTACATATTTCCTGATAATCAAGAGAAGCATACAGGAGGTTCAGCATATTATATGGGATGTCGTAGTCTATTAGCACCTTGGGTAGATGAAAATAATGAAAAAGTGTATATCGGTAGAGGAAACTGCTCAGTCTGTACGGTAAATATCCCACGTATTGCAATTGAAGCTGATGGAGATTTTGATAAGTTCTGGAAATTATTTGATGAGAGATTTAATATAGCAGCAGAAGTCAACCTATGGCGTTATAAACGTCTAATTACATTAAAAGCAAAAGAAGCACCCTTTACGTATATGGAAGGTGTTTACGGTATGAAACTTGGCCCAGAAGAAACAATTGAAAAGGTTTTTGCTGATGGGAGAGGATCTTTGTCATTAGGTACAATAGGTATGCATGAAGCCTGTTTATTGATGACAGAAAATGAGATTGCATTTTCAGAAGACTCCTTATCTTTTGTTAAACAGATGATGCAACGTATTAATAATATCTGTGACCAATGGAAAGATAAAACTGGATTAGGGTACTCACAATATGGAGCACCCTCAGAATCATTAACTGACCGTTTCTCTAAACTTGATAAAGAAAAATTTGGTGTTATTAACGGAGTAACTGATAAAGGTTTTTATGTAAACAGTTTCCACGTTAACACTGAAGCTATTGTAACACCATTTGAAAAGATTGATATTGAAGCTCAATTACAGTGTTTATCTAAGGGTGGGCACGTAGGTTTCGTAGAAGTTAATAATTTGTCTAATAATTTAGATGCTTATGAAACTATTGTTAGATATGCACATGATAAAGGTTGTATGTATATTGGACTAAATGCACCTTGGGATTTCTGCAAGACGTGCCATTGGACGGGTGAGTTAGAACTTAATGAAGATGAAGGTTTTACGTATAAATGCCCAGTATGTGGTGAGGATAGTCCAGACAAGGTTGTTAAAACTGTGAGATTGTGTGGATACCTATCTACATCAAATAAACGACCTCCAGTATTAGGTCGAATTAAAGAAATTAAATCGCGTGTTAAACATGGTTAGATATTAAATGTTATTGTGTGCCGCATAAGGACGCACAATATAAAAGGGAGACGTATGAATTACATGAGCTATCTATCTTTTGATACGGCTAATGGAAAAGGTGTTAGGTGTACTCTATTTGTCTCAGGTTGCGAAATGGCATGTACAGGATGCCATAACATTGAGAGCTGGAAATTGACAGCAGGACAACCATACACAAAGGATTTCGAAGATCGAATTATAGAAGATTTGAGCAACCATTATATTGAAGGGTTTTCTGCAAGTGGTGGTAACCCCACACACTATAGAAATTATAAAACCATGTTAGGACTGTTTAAGCGTATTAAAGAAGAAACAGGTAAAAATATCTGGATGTGGACAGGAATGACTTTGGAAGAACTGAAAAATGATGAAGCACGTAGTGAGATACTCAATTATGTTGATGTTCTTATTGATGGTAAATTTGTGCTAGATAAGAGGGATATTACCTTACAGTGGAGAGGTAGTGATAATCAGAGGGTTATAGAAGTTAAAAACATATAAATAGGAGGATGGAATGTCCGATACAAGAAAAAGAACATTAGAATTAAAAGATGAGATATTTACGTTATACTGTGTAAATGGTAAAAGTTTATTCTATATATCAGAGAGATTTAATCTACCACGCCATACTATGACTAAAGTTATTAAAGAAGACCTTTGTTATGAACCAACTTATGTAAAACAAGTTACATCTGGTGTACAAAAGAGAATAAATGTCAATAAATCCTATATTATTGATTATTGTAAGAATAGTACTGAAAGGGAGTTATCTGCTTTATTTGAAGAATTAGGTATAACAAGAGGGGAGTTGCAGTCTATGAGAGACAGTGATAAGGAAATAGATATGGCGGTATATAACTTTACACACAAAACTACACTAAAGGAAATAGCTGAATCCGAAAGACTCAAACGTGAATCTGAGTGGGCACAAGATCTAAAACCATTAGAAGATGAAGTTTGGAGAGATATTGTTGGTTATGAAGGTATATATCAGGTATCTAACCTAGCAAGAATAAAGAACAAAGTAAAAATACTTAAACACCACTTTAATAAAGTTATAGGTAGGAACGAAATACGGTTATCTAATAATAACAATGGTAAACAATATAAAGTTTATAGGTTAGTAGCAGAAGCTTTCTTGCCAAATCTAGATAACCTACCTACAGTTAATCATAAAGATGGTGATTGTGCTAATGATGTGTTAGAGAACTTAGAATGGAGTTCTTATAAGGAACAAAACTTCCACAAAAATTATATATTAAAACGCCCCATAGCTAAGGCTTATGGTAAGAATGGCAAGTTCCGTAAAGTAATAGTTGATGGTAAATACGAATTCAAAACATTAGTTGCAGCCGCGAGATTTTTAAATGTGAGTGAAACTACTATCCAAAGATACTTATCTGGAGTATCAAAATGTAGTAGAAAAATAGAACTTATCTATTAATATAGCTAACTTTGGTAAATATGGTGAGCAGATTCAACGTGTGAAGGATATGTAAATACAATAAAAAAAAGCCCTCAGAATATCTCTGAGGGCTTTTTTAATACATATGATAAACTATACCAATACTTTATTAAAACTCTGTCTCAAGCTTTACAATTGCAAATAACGTTATACAACCCTTTCCTCAATGATAGAGAAGAAATCTCCAACACCATCCCCTGTGAATACGAGGTAATAGGTATTAACAGATAATCCACGTTCTTGGGCTGTATTAGTACCAACAGTAGATTGTTGAGCAGTAGCATTTGCAACTAATACTTCCAATTTATCACGATACAAATTCACATTAGTCGGTACGAAATTACCACCTGTTTGATAAGAGACTTGAGGTGTGTAAGGTTCTGATTCTGCCATAATATTATTAGGTAGTTTATATATAGTATCAGCCCATGACCCAGTGTCATTACCTCCATCACCTAAACGGTAAGCTTTCATGGTAATATTACCAGATTTAGCTGAAAGTGCTTGCCATCGTAGGATCAAATCTGTATTAGCAATAATTTTAATAACTTTACGTCCAGTACCAGAGAGATCAATTGGCTCAAAGATACGGAATTCTCTTCCATCCCAGAACCCTGTTTGAGATTGGTCTACTTGGAGCCTACGAACACCGGATTTAGTAGAAGTGTAGAGATCTTGTGGTATACTAGAATTGAATAATGTTATGTTAGGTATTGTTTGATATTCGATGTAACCAGTATCATTAGACGCTCTAGCCCATACTTTACTTGCATTAGTTGATATCTCACAAGATAAGTCTGTACCCACAGGGATGCCATCTTTATTAACTGAACTTGGTTGTGTTAATGACTCTTGAAACTTTATAGTTGGGTTTGATACATTAGTAATTAACATATATGTACCAACACCCTCTGATAATAAAGTATTAATATCTACCCATTCATCAGATGAGACTGAAAATCTAGCCATAATATTAACCTCTTAAATCTCTATCAAAGAGAATACTATCAAAAGCTCCATCCTCTGCAGAATAACTGTCTGGATCAGAGTTTACTCTATCAACCTCAAGCTTACTAACACCACCCATAATGATATACCCACTGCTTGCTGTTATATTATGTTTCACTTCTCTCATACATGGTAGTAATGTAGATGGGTCATTTCTAAAACGTTTTAATTCATTTTTCCAAAAGTCTACAATACCATTACCTGATCCAGATGACACACTGATAGAAGTAGTACCATCCTTTTCTGTACGACTACCGCCACCCAAACCATCCACCGATTGACCAAGTTTACGTATCATAAATTCAATACAAGCAATTGCACTGTAGTAAATTAACTCACAACAATAGTCTGTTAAATCATAGTAAGGTGTATAGTTATTTACAATTATAGTTACTACTGAAGTTGGTAATACACTTTCATCTGGCATACCTAATACAAACTGCACTTGTTCAACAACTTCTTCAACTGTACATGCCAATTTTAAATCCTCCATAAAATAAAAACCCTCCCTCAAAAGAGGAAGGGCTTCTTTTATTACACAATGTTATTGTTATAATTAAGATTGAGTAATTTTGATAGTAGCTGCTGGGTCTGTATTAATAAACAGAGGAGCAGATTCAACACCAACTTCTACGAATTGGTCACGAGGGTCACGATAAACACCAGCAAACATTTCTTGACCCATAGAGTTCACACCAGACAGGTTATCTTGAGGGCCGAACCACCCTACAAACATACCATCAGCCATGCGAGGAATGGCAAAACCTTCTCCTGCTGAAATAACCTTAGTAGTTGTGAAAGATCCATCTGCTTGTTCAACCATGAACTCTGGGTTGTAGTTGAAGATACGAATAGAACCTCCAGATAACTCTAACTGACCAACAACACCAAACTGATAGAAAGTATTTTTATTTTCAGTCAAAATTTGGGATTGGTCATACTTACGTGTGTCACGATATTTATCGTTGTTACGTAAAGCGCGATACCATGTAGGATCTACGAAGATATCAACACCTGCAGCAGTGGTTGATTTGTTTTCTTGGATTAGTGCAAGAAGTTCATCAAACTTACCATCTAGGTCTATATCAGGGTTAGACAGTTCAAAATCTACAGTATCTTGAGTGATATCAAATTCTGTGAAGGCATTGAATAGTTCAGAACCATCAGCATCAAGAGTTACACCAGCCATTGCAGAGAACATCAAGTATTCATGTAGCTCATCTACAGTACCACGTAGATCTACAAGTTTTTCATTTACCGCAGTGGCGACAGCTTTAGTTTGGTCAGGCGTACCAACTTCACGGTAAGATTGAACATCAGCAGAAGTTACATCATCCATGAATTTCCAATAAGGAAGGACTAGAGCGTGAGTTTTTGATTTACGGTCTGAACCATAAACAGCTTTACCGCCGCGCTTAGTAGATGCATGGATAGCACGTTTGCGGAAGATTTCATCAAAAGTGACAGATAGTTGAGAAGTACCAGTAGTACGGAATAAACCCATTTCTTTAATGAATGAATGCATATTAGGCAAACGTTCGACAACACCAGTATAATCAGTAGTACGATTTTGGTTAGTAAAAGAACGAGTAGTTGCCTTTTGGATAACAGTTGACATATTTAAATTAGCTCCTTAAAATTAAGCATCTTTAGTGTTAACAGCTTGCGCCAATTGAACACCTTGAGCAACTAGTAGTGCTTTGATATTTGTGATATCCGTAGCATTCAAACCACTGTCAAAAACAAGGTGTGGTTCAGCTACGATAGCTGCTTTGTCAACAATATTTAGTTGCACTTCATAATCAGCAGCTAGGTTAGTAGTAAGTACGTCATATACCTCTGAATCCGCAAGGACACCTACAACACCAGTAGTGATACCTGTAGCAGGGGTTTCCCAACGTGAGTTAGCATCAACATAAACTAATACTTCACCTACAACACGAACCGCTGGCATTTCTACAGCAGTATTTGCTGAACGGGAGAATGCATGTTCACGAGCTTGCTCGTATTTGATAACATGTGAAGGTTTAACAAGATCTGTAGCAACAATAGCCATTATATTTATCCCCTATCTTATTCAGCTTTTGTGTTCATAGCTAGAACAGCTTTAAACAATGCATCACCATCATCACCTTCTACAGATTCTAAGTGCGTTTCAACACCTTCCTCTTTAGTAACTGACTTAGTGACATTTTCTTGTAGCTCATTAAGAGCTTTAATGATGATAGTAGCACCTTCAATAGAACGAGCTTTAAATAAGAAGTCTTCTACAGCAACTTTAGTTTCATCAGAAAGGGAAGCTACACCACTAACACTTTTCTTAAGTTCAGCTTTAAGAATCGTTTCTTTTTCTTCTTTACGAGCTTGTTTTTCATCATCTAGAGCTTTTTTAAGAGAAGCTGTTTCTTCTTTTTGTGCTTCTAGTGCTTTAGAGATCATTTCGTCAAGTTGAGCTTTTGTAATAGTCTCTACTTGTTTATCGACATTAGTTTCAGCCATGTCTTTAACTTCCTCTTTTGATTTATTAATGCCTTCATCGGCTGTGATTGTATCTGCCTCTTCCATAGAAGAACTCTTTTGATTTGAGGCATTAATAAGCGACTTTTCAATCGATTCTTGGAACTTAAGAAGTTTTAATTTATTTTCATCAAGTAAATCTTCTTTAGCAAAAGCTTTTTGAACAAGAGTTACAGAATCTGTAAATTCCATAATCTTTTCATCTAAAGGTTTCCATTCCCAACGGTCATCCTCATCTTCGGTTTCATATCCAAGTAATGCTGCTAATTTCGCTGCATCCTCATACCAAAGCCCAAAGAAACGTCTTAGGAAATCTTCCATACTAAGTTCTACAACTACATCTGCAGCCTTAGCAATTTGTTCATAAGATAACTGGTTAGTTGCCTTAGTCATAATAACAGGTTCTCCATTAGCTGGCCCACCTTGCCAATCAGCAACTAGATGCATAGCATGACCTTCTTTAGAAAAGTCAAAACTCTTTAGGCGCTGTTTTTTAGTAGGATCATGTTTACTCATCTATATCCTCAATACTTACACTACATTGCACACTAATACCTGTAAGTTCACCGTCTTTAACTTTTTCCCATAATTTATCACCTTGTTCTGTTTTAGGAAAATACCATTCCTGTAACCAGCTACCAGCTTTAATTAAACGGGACTCACCATTACCATCTTCGATTTCAAAATCAATGGGGGCTAGGTAAGATTGAGTTACTTTAGCATTCTCAGTTTCATAAAGATGATAAACACCAGCCTTCATACAATGTTCATTGTAATTAAGCATAGCTTTACGTACTTCTTCTGCTGAGTATGTGTCTTGGTGAAGGTCATATTCGTCATCTTCTTCGCTTAGGACAGGAAGTGCAACGAACAATGCAAGGCGTTGTTCTGAATTAACAGATTTCTTTAAAACATTTAATGTAGATGTATCAGAACTGATATCATTTGAAATATTAGAATTTTTCTCTACATTATGTAATAAGTCTAACATTTCTTTTCTTGTTTGTAAAGAACTTTTATTAATAAAGCTCTTAATTTGTTCAATATTTTCCAAAACAACCACGTCCTCATCAATATTATCTAAAGAATTAAGGTTTTTACTAACCTTACCCTCTTTCTTAGACTGTGAAATAGCTAAAGGGATTGCTTTATCCTCTGACATATTATCTTTTACTAAAGCATTAAATATTTTAATAAAGGATTTGACTTCATCAGTAGAGAGATTTTTGAGGCTTGGGATAGATTCCCTTGCCTCTGTAACTGTTTCATATGGCATATTTTGTGACCTTTCTCAAGCAGCATTCTCACTATTCATTGTAGAATTGTCCTCACCTAGAGAATCCCCTGTACCATTTAATCCACCACTTGCAGATGCCATACCATCACTACTCCTTGTTGACATAGTTTCATCAGATTGTAATTGTAATTTTTCAATCAAATCTTCTTCTGACATAGCTTCCATGTGTTCTACATCAAAACCATTACGTCTATGCCAATCAATAATATTATTCTTAGTGAGAACAATAGAATTCGTTGCCCGTAAACGTTGAACCATTTTAGAAGCAATATCAATATCTGGCTCACCGATTGGAGAACATACCATTTTAGGGGTATCTTTATAATCTAAGATAAAACCGTTCAGTGACAATAATTCAGGGATAAGATTGTCATTATACAAAGAACGGATATGCTCGACATGATCTTCAATGAAATATGAATGCATTGATTGACCAGCTTCTGCCAAGTTATAACTACCTGCTGTATCTGTACCTACAACAAGGAAACCTGCACCAAATACATCTAGAATATTCTTACGTAATGATTTCATTATTTCAGAAGTTGAATATTGTTTTCCTCCACCGTCGATCCCTTTCAAATTCAATGAATAGGCAGGTGTAGTAGAACTTCCTTCTAAATTATCACTTGGGGTAATAACAAAAGATTGTTTACCTTGGTGGATATTAGCTGCATCAGACATGTACTTACGTACAAAAGCAGCATCTCTCCCTTTAGGATCTTCAGCAGCACGATCTAGAATATCTTTTGGAACTTTAATTTCCAATAGCCCAGCCATGTCCTTAGTAACACCACTTGTCTCTAATTGATCCATAAGGACAAGTTTTTTCCAATCCTTGTAACATGCAATTAAGGGAGAAAACCCAAGTGGTCGTGCAGGAGAGAAGTCTTCACCATAAACAATACACCGCCAATAAGGGATATCAATATAAGATTCCGCGCCAAAATACTCTTTGTAATTCACAATACCATAAGAGTTGGTGTTGAGTAGTGACTCTTGACTTTGACGGATACTTTTAATATCCCTGCCAGCTTTGTAGTAAATAAAAGGATCTTTACCATCTAAGGTTCTAGTATCACGCCAAGATAAACGTTTTATACCAAACTTACCTTTATACTTACCAGTATCATATTTCTTATAAGATTTGAAATGAACTGCAAACCCATCTTTACGATAACCACTTACTGCTTCACGTACATAAGCTGATAAAGGTTTTTCCATATTATTAAAAAGGTATTCAAGAAACTCTGCAGCATCTTTACTTTCTTTACTTTGGCTACTGGAAAACTTTATATTTCTAAAAGCTTTTGATGTAAACATTCGATCCATATACAACCCTACTTGAATAGTAGAATTCTGTTCCATTAAATCAAATGTTTTTAAACGTTGTGGGAATTTCAAATCATGTGGCATCATTACTTCAACTAAGTCGTCAATGTATTGATAAGCTTCACTACCTATTTGATTAATTCTAGGTGATTGTGTGACATTCTCACTTGCAGATTTTGTTATTGTTTCAGATTGGGGATTTTTATTTTTAAAGTTAAACCATCCCACTGAACGATCTCCTATTATTCTGCATTGTATGCAGCTTTAAAATCAACCATCATGTTATTGAAACGTTTACGACGAGATAACTCTACATCAAATTCACGAGCGTATTCTTCAAGTTTAATACGACTTTCTTTTTCTTCGTCAACATCTAACAAGGATTGTGCATACTCAAAGTCTGGAGTCTTAACTTCAATAATGGATTCTATTTCAGTAGTGATACCTTCTGTAACAACTTCTTCAAGGATTACATATTCTTCGATGTTTGTAATTTCATCAAGTGTTTCAACAAGATCTTCGTCACAAATAATAGGGACATTTGGTAATGATTTAAACATTACAGTGTATTTAGTATTCATACTTCCTGCACCTGTACGTGCGATAGCGTTACCATCTGCAAGAACACCATTACCAAGCTTAACCATTTCTGCAATAGCTTGTGACCAAGTTTTGTTTGCAATCACACCTTTATCTGTTACAATGCGTGAAACTCTTGGGTTGAATTGTGACTCTTTATATGTAATATTTAAATCAAGTAAACTTTCCAAACCTTGTGATAGGGCATATAAACCTCTACCAATAAGAATTTTAGACTCATCATTATATACAAATGACATTAATTCCTCCACATTATGTCATGGCAACATTATTGTTGCATTAATATATTATTGTAGCAAAAATAATAAGTTTCGTCAACATTATAATAATTTTGCAGGAAAATAAAGAAGTAGGCGCCCAATATGAAAATTCCCACTAAGAGAAATTCCTAGTGGGAAAATTATTATTCTACCAGAAGATCCCACTGTCGCCAATATTTCCTGCAAGGGATGTTGACAAAGTAGGTGAGTTGAAGTCTGGTAGACTTGGGGGTGTGTGGGATTTTAATTGCATACAGGCCGAGTAAGCACTAGAAAAACAGTCAACGATGTCATCATGAAACCCATTATTTTCGGGTTTCATGTAAGGGTTAAAATTCATCAACTCTAATAACATATAATCCCAAGTAGCTACATCAAAGCTATCCTTAACCCAATACACAGTTAAAGAATAACATTTAATACAGAATGGTTCAAACCTCACCTGCTTAGACTTATTACCATGAGAAGGATCTTGTTTAACTTTAATTCCATAAGGGATGAGGTCTTTCATTGCTTGTAATTGCTCTGACTCACCTGCCTGAGCTGGATCTCGCGGCAAAATGCAATACACATAATCTCCATACAATGTAATATCATGTAGACATTGATCTCTAATTAATATGTCTCTTGGGCCTGGTTTTTTTCTGTATCTAGATAATTCCTCCCCAGTTTTTTGATCTTTAATGTAATCACCTAACACATATATGTTTTTATCCTTATCTACAGCAAAGAGAATTGAACAAGTATAGTCAGGATCTAACGTCTTACTATCACCACCTTCTTTCGCTGGAACCGCTGATGCCTTATCATAAGCCCTATAATAAGTACACCCTTCTGGTATATCAATTTTAGAAACAATCTGAGAACCAGTGACCGTAGTTACATCGAATACTCCGTTAGCAGCAGGTGTATACTTCCAGTTACCTGCCAAAAGCATGGCTGCGTTTGCTGGATCATTTGCCTCTAAGTTTTCACGATAATCTTCGTTCTTAGATAACATGTAAGGGTTATCATCTAAACTAGAAGGTATCATTGTGAATTTACGAGGTTTCTTCTTAGGGTAACGTTTAATTAAACCTTCTTTATCCCAAGATGTAACTATTTGCCCACTATCTACTATGAAATACGCAGGTTTACCAGAACATTCTTTTTTAGCAAAACCATCTTCTTGGATAAATATATCTAGATACTTATGAACAAAATGCGTTGGGTGTGGGTTTAGTCCACAACGAATAAATGACGAATATTTACTATCTGATCGCATACGTGTGCGGATGTAGTTAAAACAGTATTCACTGAAGTGTGTAAACTCATCAAAATAAGCTGCTGTAAGTTCAGCACCTTGCCAGTTCATCTCTGCGTCTGCGTCTCTGTCGAGATAAGAGAATTCAACCATAGCCCCTGTTGGGAATACAATTAACATTTCTTGTTCTTTTATATTTGCCTTACCAACAAATTTACCTTCTTTATTTATAAGTAATGGCATGTACATTTTCTTTGCTTCTTTCCATAATGTACGTCTTAACTGCTTAATTGTCTTACGAAAAAATACTGCATAAAAATTGGGACAGTCGATGTATTTAAGTGCGTCAGCCAACAATGACCATGACTTACCACCACCTGCTGCACCACCATAAAATATTAAAGGGAAATCCTGTTCCCTTTGAGGTTTACCAGAATAACCAGCATGTCTCGACATGAACTCAACTTGTGGACCAGCTTGAGGTTGGATTGTCAAGCTTTGCCCTTTATATGGAGCCATATCGAGAGTGAAACTGTTTAGTTTTTTAAATGTCATTAAATCCCTCATTATAAATCTTATTAAGTTTACTAACAAACTGTAAAAGGCTTTTATCATTATTATGTTTTACAATCATCGTTAAATACTCTAATTCATAATCAAAACGTCCATTTATAATGTCAAAAACTACTTTAATATTGTCAGGGTTGTACACCTCGTTTTTACCACCGAAATTGATATCATGTTTTACATTTTTAGCCCTGAATAACTTTTTAAGTACCACCTCTATAACAGCAGCTTTTATATAAGATGTTTTTAAAATCTCTATATAGTTGAAAGTATTTTGTAGATTTCTCATATCTGTGTGATAAGTATGTAACCTATTGTCAATACACTCAGTAATACCTATTTTAAAACCTTCTACTCCTGATATTTTACCTATATAGAAGTAGCCAGTTTTATTTTCTACATTAGGTATCTTTTTAATGGCTTTTATTGTCCACCTGTTTAGAGCAATCTTCTTACAAGTAGGACATCCGATAACCCTATTAATATCCTTTAGTTTATTAGGTGTTGTATAAAAGACCTCCTTATGGTCTTTACACTTAACTTTAACTTTAGTAGAATTACTTATATATTCCGATTCACTAAAATCTAAATGTTTGTACTTATCAGAAGATTTCATCTTATGAATAAATTCTAAAGAGTATTTAGTTTGTCTTTTCTGTCTATTACATTTAGGGCAGCCAGTTCCTGAGATTAAATTATTGGCAGTGCTTTTTAACAAACCGTGCAGAGGGCACTCATATTCTACATATTT